CCATGAAGAACAATAGTACCAACGGTGTTTCTGCCCGTTGGTTAGATTTCATTGGCGAGCAACTCATCGCCCAAGTTGAGGTCGAGGTTGGTGGACAACGTATTGACCGTCAATATGGTGACTGGATGCACATCTGGAACCAACTTACCCTTTCCAAAGAGCAAGAATCTGGTTACCACAAGATGATCGGTCACACCACCCAACTTACTTACATTGCCGCCGCTGGTCGTGCCGATGTTGCTGGTCCATGTGCCGCTTCAAGTGCCCCTAACCAAGTATGTGCTCCAAGAAACGCACTTCCAGAGACCACTCTTTATGTTCCTCTTCAATTCTGGTTTTGCCGCAACCCAGGACTTGCCCTTCCTTTAATTGCTCTTCAATACCACGAGGTCAAGATCAACATTGACTTCCGTCCTATCGGTGAATGTCTTTTCGCTGTTAACCCTGATGCTTCCGATGCTGCTTCTGCTTCCGTCACCCAAGCTTACCAACAATCACTTGTTGCTGCTTCCCTTTACGTTGATTATATCTTCCTTGATACCGATGAACGTAGAAAGATGGCACAAAACCCTCACGAGTACCTTATCGAACAAGTCCAATTCACTGGTGACGAGTCCGTCGGTTCATCATCCAACAAGATCAAGCTCAACTTCAACCACCCATGTAAGGAGCTTATCTGGGTCGTCCAACCTGATGCTAACGTTGACTACTGTGATTCCTTAATTGCCGGTACCACCCTTCACGCTACCCAAGGAGCCCAACCTTTCAACTACACTGATGCCATTGATTCCCTTCCTAACGACATTGCCGCATACGGTGGTATTGACAAGGACCTTGCCGATATGACTGAAGACGGTGTTGGTAACGCTGCTGTTGTATCAACTACCGCACAAGGTCTTTCCGATGCCGGTTCATTCGTCCTTGCCGAAACTGCCCTTGACATGCATTGTTGGGGTGAGAACCCAGTTGTCACCGCTAAGCTCCAACTTAACGGTCAAGACAGATTCTCCGAACGTGAGGGTTCATACTTTGACACCGTCCAACCTTTCCAACACCACACACGTGCCCCTGATTCAGGTATCAACGTCTACTCATTCGGTCTTCGCCCTGAGGAACACCAACCTTCCGGTTCATGTAACTTCTCCAGAATTGACAACGCTGTTATGCAACTTGTCCTTTCTGCCGGTGCCGTCTCAGGTGTTGCCACTGCCAAGGTCCGTGTATACGCTGTTAACTACAACGTCCTCCGTGTTATGTCAGGCATGGCAGGCGTAGCGTATAGTAACTAGACTGTGACCTACAAAGTATTTTAATAAAAAGGGTTTTCCCACAAAAACAAAATAAAAATTATAAAACACAAAAAATAAATAAAAAATGTAAAATAGTTATTCAATTACCATGTTGGTTTTGAATCTCCATAAAAATTATAATAAAAACTATAATGTTTTTATTATACACAATAATCAATCTAATTGTTAGTTTCTTTCTTTGATTTCCTGTAATCAGCAATCTCTTTTGCCTTCTGTTTTTTATATTCATCGTCACCATATTTTTCTTTCAACCGTTCACGCTGTTGTTGTTTTCTAATACGCGCATTCTCGCGTATTTCTTCAGGTGTTTTTTTGTTTGTATTTTTTACAATATTTTTTGATGGTTTATGTGTTTTACATATAATCGTGGTTGTTTCCACTTTAATTTTACATTTCATAAATATTTCGGTCATTTTATTGAATAATTCGTCTAATTCCATATCTTTTTTAACATAATTACAACTGCCACAACAAGATTTCACATTACTCATTATATACCCCAAATTATTATTAATGCGGTCAATACCATTTTTATGTTTTTCGTACGATTTCCTACCACATAAATAACATTGTGAATTTACAATACCATCATATTCATCTTTTGTTAATTCAAATGGTAATGATTTGTTGTTCGCACGTGTTTTATACGTATTATAAGGTGCTGCGTCAGTATCACAAAATTCTTCAGAAAAATAACGTCCATTGATTTTATTATTATATGTCAAAATATGTTCTATGCGTTTCAAAAATACGTCGGCAGACAACGAACATTTCATGTAGTTACACGTCTTACAGCAACTCACGCAATTATTAATCACATACCCTATATTTGAATCCAATCTATCAACACCATTGAAACCGCGTTCTTGAATAATGTTGCAATAATGGCATGGTTCCTTTACAATTTTATTGAATTCTTCCTGGGATATTTCAAAATCCAAGTTTTTGTCTCCCGCACACCGAATGTAATTAGAATAATGTATTTTGATATTTTCTAACCGCGATTTATTATTTTCTTTATTTTTTTCTGGGTTATTTTCCCTCCACTGTTTCGCATTTTCTGAATTTTTATTCAAATACCCTTCTACGTCTGTTTCAATTTGGCGTTGTCGGTAATTCATACTCTTCATAGCAACCTTTTCATAATTATTTTCGTTCCATTGTTGTTTTACTTCTTTACGTTCTGGTTTCTGTTCGGCAATACGAGCTAATTCATTGCGATGTTCTTTATCGCGCTTTTGGTCTTGAATGCGGTTATTTTCTCTACAATTTTTACACGTCTTTGTATTCCCACCATTAACGCCAACAAATAAACTATTTTCCAACTCTTGACAACACGTCGTACAAGTTTGATGTGTATCCGTATGTGTAGTATTTTTCGCGTTCGCTCTACGATTACGTTCTTGTTCTCTTTCCTTTTCCAAACAGGATTGGCAACGTGTATACTGATAATCTAAATCAAGTTGAGAACGACAACCACGAACATAATTTTTACATACTTTCTTACCCATATCTACGGTATCATCCACAAATATACAAAGTTGATGTTTCTGACAATATTTGTTTTCGTCTGAACGTTTGAATACGCATTTATCGTTAGCACATAATACTACGTTTTCGCGGGAGATTTGCTTGTTTTGTTTTCCCCTATTACGACAAGACGAGCAGGTCTTACCATCTGGTATATAATATGACTTTTTACAACCCGAACAAATCTGTAAATTTGACAACATTTCTTCTGTATAATCAACCATATAATCGTGTTTTTTACAAAAACTGGTATCATTTATAGCATTGCATCGGCAACCTTTCAAATTTCTATCAATTGCCGAACATTTTGTCATCTTGATATATTATACGTAGATTTCTTTTTATATAGTTTTTTATAAAATAACTATATAATCCTAAATATTCTCCTTCTTCTCTTGAGCTAATTTCTCCTTTTTTTTTAAATATGCGGTCCGAGCCCATTTCTTTTTTTGTTCCGAAGTCGGTTTATAATCAGCCTTATAGTTCGTTTCTTCCTGATGTTTTTTGACACGTTCCTTTATAGCTTCTTTATTATTTTGATAATACTCTTTTCTACTTTCCGGAGCCGTATACCGTTTCAAATGCTCCTTAGTAGATAGCAATTCTGCTTCTAATTGAGCTACCCTTTCTTCAAGTTCACTGATACGAAGGTCTTTATCCATTGTCTTATTTTACAATATTGTATATAGAATTGTGTTTATATAATTTTTCAACACTATAAATTATTTTACATAACAAACGTAGTGTCCTATGATGTCATCGAATCTCATCCAATCTACGTGTTGTTCGTGGTCTTCAAATTCGTCTTCATCCACGTCTAATTTATCCAATAAAATTTGCATTGCCTCAACTATAATCATATGTTCTTCATCTTCTGTAAATTGACTTTGTGTATCTTCACTTTCTTGAAGACGGTCCCATTCTGTTACAAAAAATTTATTTAAGTTTTCATACCAAGTATTATTCAAATTGATAGTCGGTATATATTTTACTAAAAATATATCATTTATAATTTGGTTAGCAACATCATGACACATTTTATCTGTAAACCCCATTACTTATTCAATATTATATTATATGTAGAAAATACTTTATGTCTTTTCTCAAAACAAGATTTGTGTTATAATGAAAAAAGTATATAATTAGACACTAACATAATAAGTATATTGATAGTACACAATGAATAATCAAGTTTATGAAGATAATTATACAAACATAGTTGAACCAAAATATGGAATTAAAAGGGATGTTTCCAGCGATGAAATACTTACGAGTAATATATCCAATAATCACTCTTATTCTATTACACAATCTGAACGTGTAGATATGACCTCATATGAAACGTATAGTATAGACCCAATCGGCTGTAAAGATGCGGATGATGCATTTTCTGTATATAGTGAAAACAATAAACTATATTTCGCAATCCATATTGCGGATCCGACTGAATACATTGATTTAAATTCTAATTTATGGAATGACATTGTGAAGAGAACAACAACCAAATATCCATCAAATCGTGCCCCAATTCACATGATGCCCGACCAAGTGTTGGAATTATCAAGCTTACAAGGAACACAAGAAGGTAATACTAAAAATGCGATTACAGTATTATCTGAAATTAATTCAACCACCTATGAACCTATTAACGAAATCAAATTATTATTTACCACCATTTTTGTAAAAAAGGAGAACGCATTTAGTTATAATAGTGCGTCGGTCGTTTGCGACGAAATGAATGCGTTTACTATAGGATTAAAAATAAGTGAAACATTGAAAGCGAGACGTTCATTAAAAACAAAAGGAATCAAGTTAAATGAAGTTTCCACCGCATACCCAATATATGAAGATAATCACGTCTATTTATACGAAGATACGCAACAAGAAAGATTGATGAAGCAAATGATTGCGGAATTTGCCATTTTCGCGAACTCTTTTGTAGGTGAATATTTAAAAATCAATTTAAACACGGGTATTTTTAGAACTTGTAATGCGAGTGAATGGTTACAAACTGTGTATAATGAAATATCCGGCGAAGAATTGTTACAAGAAATAATAACGAATGGTATTCGTGCTGATTATATGGCTAACGTAGAATCACACGATTTGGTAGGAATGCCTGAATATTGTCATTTTACATCACCGATTCGTCGTTTATCTGATTGTGTATGTCATTATTTACTGAAATTCATCTATTTCAAACATAAACATTGTAATATACCCTTTTCCGAGCAAGAATTGGACCAATTAGCAACAAGATGTATGAAAATGACACGTTTTGAGAAGAAAAATCAATATTTAGATATCAAATTTCGTTTATTACAAGTGATGGCGAATATGATTTTTGAAACTAAAAAAATAGACATAGAATATTACATTACTGGATATAGCGGGTTATTTTTGAATATCATCATTTGTAACATAAATAATTTCCACGTCCACATGTCATATACATTACGTGTTCGTGATTATGTAAAGGAGATTAATCCAAAAGAGAAGCATTCGTTAAGTGTTACACATGTAAATTGTTTTACGAATTATGATGAAAATACCATACCCGAATTAGACGCACATATATTGAATTAGAAAATTGAAAATAAAATTATATACTTAAATAAGGTAACTAATTTTACAATAATAACCAAAATATGGAATCATCCGATAACCAAATTATCACTTATGACGACTGTATGGTATGTCTATGTCCGATGAATGTACAAACAGATACGATTACTACAAATTGCGGACATATATTTCATACGGAGTGTATTTCTACATGGCATGATAAACAAATCAACGATTTTAATTGTCCTGCGTGTAGAGAGTCGTTAAAATCAACTCCAAAAATCATACATGATATTCCTGATTCAAATAACACTTTATGTACGTACTTTAATGGAGATACAATAGAGGGGGTCCATGAAAAGGGTGAGTTCACAGGACAGTGTAAATACACATATTTGAACGATAACGAATCCGAACATATCGAACCAGGAGACACATTAGAGGGTGTCCGTGAAAATGGTGAGTTTATCGGACATTGTAAACTCACATCTATTGATGGGTACAAGATAGAAGGGATGTATAAAAATGGCTGGACTGGAGAGTGTAAAATAACATATACAAGCGGACACATCGGGGTGTATGAGAATGGACCCAGTGTCGTCGGATATTGTAAACTTACATATCCGAATGGAAATGTTATAGAGGGTATGTGTGAGAACCGCCAGTTTTTCCGAGAGTGTAGATTTACATATGTGAATGGAAAGGTTGTATATGGGGTTCTATTTCGCGGAGATAAGTTTAAATGGAAACAAAATTATCACATTGGAACCCCAGTTTTCCAATATGATACAAAATCGAGGTTAATAAACAGATTTGATTCCATTAAAAGTTGTGCTAAATCGCTAAAAACTGGTCGTCATCAAATTACTGACCGATTAAATGGTGCGGAATGTAATGACCCTGCTCGTTATCCAGCCAATTATTACCTAAACCAGTATGTATTTTCCGTGACAAAACTATAATTCAAACAAAAGCAGAAAAATAAATGGGGGTGGAGACATCTCCTTTATTTTTTTGTATGTCATATAATTTATCAAAACAATATATATAATGTTCTCAAAACTAATAACTATATTAGCAAGTATAAGTGTGGTAGATTCAACCAACATTTATAACTATTATGAGTTGGCAGTCCAAAAATGGTGTAGTACCGATTATATGATTCACGGACTTTGGCCGCAAATAAATAGTACAGCCTACCCTGAAAACTGTAAAAAAGTGTCGTATGTAAAACCCACTGGTAAATTATTGACCGATATGA